CTGATACGTCGCCGGCTGCGTCGGCATCTGCTGCTGCTGGGTCGCCATGTTCCCGTACAGGCTCGAGAAGTCCATGCCGCCAAACATGTCACCAAAGTAGTTGGCAAAATTAGGCATATCAGGCTCCTGTCATCTGTGGTTCGGACCCGGACATCATCTGCTGGATCATTTCCTGCTCGTTGCGACCCGGTGTCGCCTCACCAGCCCGGCTGATTCGCTCGTTCTGCCGTGACGTGACCGGACTCTGCCTCGGGTCATCAGGCGGGGGAGCCTGCTCTGCGGCGGTCACCACGATGTCATTCAACTCGGGAAGGTTGCTGTACTTGGCATAGATGTTCAGCAACGCTTCCATGTCGATCCCCATCCCCTGCTGCTGCATCAGCGGGAGACTCGGAAGGATCACGCTCTGGACGATCTGGTTGATGCTCTGCAACCGTTGACCCGGAGACAAATACTGCATCGAGTGCGGCTCGATCTCCAACTCATGCTCATAAAACGAGTGGGTCTGCCGCTCGGCGGGAGTCAACTCGCTCTGAACCGTGGGCACGTCCGGAAAATCCAACTCCATGTTGTAGGTCTGCATGGGGTCGGTCCACAGCCAGTAGCCGTAGTCACTGATGATGTCGCGAGTAAAACGCATCACCTGATCCTGCATCCCGGCAATACGCTGGTTGGCACTCGCCTGCATCATCTTGTCCTGGCCGACCGTCTCGCTGCTCGCTCCCAATCCGCCAAGACTCTCAAGGTTCCCCGCCAACCAGGAGAACAACTGCTTGCTCTGCAACATGAACGCGAAGTTACGCTGGTCAATCCCCCCGAATTGCTTTTCAACAACCGAATCAGGGTTATCGACCGCCACCACCTCGCCGTCACTCGCCTTGCGAATCCGCTCGGCATCCCCGGTGTCCATGCCACGGGTCAGACCGACCACCTTGGCCCGCTGTGACTGACGCTCCAACTTCCGGTACAGCCCGTTGACGATGTTGTGCAATCCGCTCCAGAGCATCGCCGGAGCCAGAGGCATCGAGTTGCCCGGAACCTCGGAGAACCACAACAGGTGGAACGGGCCGAGATGCCTGTCCGGTCCATTCCACTCAACCACCCGCAGTGGCAAATCGCCCTCGTTGGGTCCGAGAGTGACCAGCAACTTCTCCCTCGGGAGCCAGATCTCCCACAACTCCACCTTCTCGTCATACTCCGTGTCGTAGCCGCCGAAGCCGCTGGCGAGGGTATGCACCCGCTGGTCGCCACTCTCGTTGTAGTTCAAGTCTTGGGCGGGCTGGAGCTTGTCGCGAACACTCTTCTTGAAGCCGGGGAACTTCTTCGCATCCTCCAGGCTCATCCGGTAGCGGTGTCCGCAGTAGGTGATTTCCTCCTGCGAACGTGCCGTCATGTCATGCACCCAGTCATCCACCAGGATGTCGGTGCAGTAGGGCTTGGTGACCGAGAAGTCGTAACCGCCCTGCGCGACAGTGCCCTTGTCCTCGATGCCCACCTTGCAGATGCCCATCGAAAACAACCCGCTCTTCACGCACCGTTGCAGGATGCGGTGGACGTTGTAGTCCTTCAGCGAATCGTTGATCACCTGCTCGAACTCAAGGCCATACGGCTTGACTTGCTCGTTGCGAGTCAGCACCAGTACCTGGGGAGGGCGAGCAACGAGTTGACGCTCGTAGATGTTCGCCGCCAATTCCATGAGGTTGACATGGACCGGCTTGGTCGAGCCGTCATCGGAGTAGTACGAGCCGACGTACTGCTCAAGGGCCTGACGATGACGGGTGCGGAACGGCTCCAACTTCTTTCGGGAAGCATGCATTGCCTCCCGAAGCCGGGACACATCCGTGTGTTTTTTTGGGTTCAGAGCCACTCGTCGGAAATCTCGAGTTCCCGTTGTTGCCGACGCCACGCAAGAGACATTACCGGAGTTACTATTTCCGGTTCCTTTGTCTCCTCCTTACGTTCGCGAAGTACCTTCGCACAGAGTGCATCTGCAATGACACGGTCACCGTGTCCAGTGCCCCTGTTGGTCGGATCGGGTGATCTGGTTGAACCCCCATGCTCGATTTTTCCACTGGGAAGATAAACGTATTCTCCAGCCTCTTCAAGAGCCTTTCTGCTGGGATTGATAAAAGCCCTGCTGAATAACGATTCCCGGTAAGTCGCCAATAAGTCCTTTTTCCCGTCACTTGTCGAATACCAGCCCGGCCTGTCACTCACCTTTCTCGATAATCTTTGCTCCTGGGTCTGGTAATAAATATTCCCATAATGCAATTCCTCGACCACCGTCTTCCCGAAAGTCCTGCCCGGACCCGTTGCCTCCCAGATCAAATACGCAGCCCTGCCGCCGGGACCACGGAACATCCTGCAAAGAGCCACGGCCACCTCTGCCAACTTCACAGTACTCGTTTCATTGTCGGCCCACTCGGCCACCTTCTCACCACTGAGCCGGTCACCGACAGTCAACACAGAATCACTCGCCCTGGTCCCCTGCGAAATATCACAGCCGATGACGTAGTCCCTGTCGGATGGTGGCAGTCCCTCCTCGTCGAGGTTGCACCAGACCTTCAGGAAACCCTCCCCGTCATCCTCGAAGCGTCCCTCGTTACCCGGTTCAACATGCAGAGTGCCCTGGTAAAGCGGCGGGCAACAGAACTCCCGCATCAGTGAGCGGAGCGTATCCGGGTCGAAGTAGGGGTAATCGCTTCCCTGGTAATCGATATCCAACTGAGTGGCGATCTCCACGGCGTGTGCCCGGCGGGTACACTCCCGGTCGTACCACGGACTCCGCTGCTTCCCCTCCTCGTTCTCGTAGATGCCAGCCGACTTCTCCGGGTGCTGGCTCCAGTGAAAACGCAGTCTCGGCGTGCCCGCCTGTCTTTGAGCATAGAACGCATTGCCAGTGCCAGCAGGCGTGGAATTGAAGATGCGGGTGTTGGTGTTATCCGCCGTGGCACTCAACACGTCCCAGCCACCCTGCTCAAACGCAGCGAACTCGTCGACCAGCATCGCCGTTCGCCTGCCGCCACGACCGATGTTGTCGGTGGTACTCTCGCCCTCCATCTTCGAGCCGTTCTCGAGATTGAGCAACTTCAACTTGTTCCGACGCAACGTGGGACGCATCCACTCGGGGAGTCCCTTGAGAATGAAATCCACATGCGAGAACAGCGAGTCGCTGGAGCCATCCACCAGTGCCTCCTTGCGAGACACCATCAGGTAACTCTCCATGGGTCGGAACAGCCAACGCCAAGTGAATAGCGTCAGGCAAATCCAACTTGCACCCATGTCCCGGCTCTTCTCGATCAGGACATCGGTGTGGCCGATAGACTCGTTGAGGGCCAGGAACGCCTCGTCCTGGTACTCCCATGTCACGAATGGGATCTTGGGAGTCATCCCATCGGAGATCTTGCGTGGGTCATACGTCCAGCCGAAGACGTTGATCCAGTAGAGAATGTCCCTACTGCATGCTATCCACAACTCACGCTGAAGGCCCCGGTCAGAACCCGCTCTCGTCAGCACCTCCTGCCGATACCGCAAGTTCTGCTTCAGATTCTTCGGAACCTTGCTGTACAACGGCAGACTGGATGGATTCGAGCATGTCTGCGATTTCAGTAGTGGCGCGACGGGCATCCTCTCGGAATCCTTCCATCACCAAATCTCTATCCTCGGACTTGGAGGCCATCTCCAGCCACCGGGAATAAAACGTCCGTGGATCATTCCTCGCAAACTCCAGCAGACCCCAGGCTCCGGAACTCGGAGCCTCCTCCGGCTTTACGTCGCCAACAGCCACATTCTCGTAAACCCACTGGAATTCTGCCCGAAGGCTAGCAGATTTTCCCTTGAATTGCTCCTTTTTCGGCTTCTCCTTCTTCTTCGGTGGGCCGGTTTCAACCGGCTTATCAGGCGGATCAGCCGCCGTACCACCGAAACCAAACTCCTTCGCTGCGGCATTCCATGCCCTTTTCTTGGACATACCCTCCGCTTCGCACTCGGCACGACGGTACTTGAAGTTCTCCATCAAGCCCTCGTTGCGAAGGTGAGTCCAGAACTCATCCTTGGTCATCATCAGACGGTCTCCTGTTCCATGCACCAACCGCTCTCGTCTGATCGGTGTACCACACGGTGTGACAACGGGTGCGACGGTCCAGGCACACCAACTGGTAATGCATCACTGGGCCACCACCATCCACCCTCTCAGACTCCTGCTCACGCATCTCCGGCTGCTTCCCACAAAACGGACACGGCAGCAATTCCCACTCACTCGTCATCATCAGCCTCCTCTTCACATCTGTCATCACACTGCGAACATACAAATCCGCTTCCGTGCCGGTCGACACAAGGACGCTCGTTATCAGCCATCATCACTCCCCTCCTCACGCTTCACGGGTCCACCACTCATCCATACGCCATCGGAAAAGACATTCGACGCCCTGTACGCTCGCATCTCACCCTGGTCCCACTGGAAATCCAGTGCATTTCGGAACTTGATGACAAACGAGTCCATGTCCTCGGGTTCGGTGAACATGGAGCGAACGACTGGGTAGAGAATGTACGCAAGAGCCTCGTGAAAAGTGTCTTCACCTTCCTCAAACAGAAGTTCCTCCGTGCGACTCCTTGCCCCTTCCTCGCATGTCATTTCAATCGAAACCTTTACGCGAGATCCCATCACTTAGCCTCCTCTCGCGCAAGGAACGCTTCCTTGACTCCGTCAACAATCGACATCTGGACGGATTCTCCGAAGCCAATTTGGTTGAGAAATGCCTCCCTGCACCCCACCTCAATTGCCTTGATCACGAGGTCTCTGAAATCAGAGTCTTCCTGAAGTGCATTCGTCACACCACTCTGGATGGCCTCAATAACGCTAGTACCGTCTGTCATCACTTCCCCTCCTCCATGTCATCACAAGCTACTTCCCATGCCTCAATCGCCATCTGCGTCGTATCCCCCAGTGCCGTGATCAGACACTTGTCACACGTCACCGCACCAAGGAAATGACCCGTCTGAGGCTCATGGACACACTCCATGATCTGGGGCATTTTGCCGCACTGCGGACAATTCCTCGGCTTCCCTGCCATCACTCACTCCATAGGTCCATTCTTCGTCTCGTACACGTCCTCCATCATCTCGGGAGTCCGCTTGCCACCACCCTGCCAGGGAATCGACTGGAGGTAGCCACCAGCCCGCAATTCCTTCCTCGCAGCATCCAGATGCAACTTGCAGAAACGCCATGCACCATTTCGGTGATCGGAACAACCGGCCCAGTCACAGCCAACTTCCGCCAGTCGCACCTTCACAGCCTCGGAATTCGCCTCCTCCAGGCGAGCTACCAGACCCTGGACCTCACCCTCCAACTCCTGAACCCGCTGGCGGTGCTGCTCAACACTCACAGACAAAGCAATCGTCGCCCTCTCCACCGACTCGCTGGCACGGATATTCACCTCCGTGTCCAATTCCCTGAGACGGACACGGAATTGCTCCTCCCGCTCCATGCTCAACTGCAAGTCAGACTTCCAGTCCTCCTCACGCTGAAGGAAATACTGCTCCTGTGCATGCAACTTGCCACGCAAAACAACCGCAGTCTCCTCGGTAGGAGTCCGGTAGAACTCCGGTTTTGCTACCCCACGAGGCATCATTCCTCCTCCGATGGCTCCCCAGTCCAGATATCCAAACCCTGCTCCCATCGCTCTCGCATCAACTCAACCCTCGCCTTCACCCAGTCCATACCATCACGGACATTCGTCTCACCACCAAATTCAACACCGTCATTCCGGTGGTCACGCAACGGCCCCTTCCAGTCCAAACTCTGCAACCCACCAAGAACATCGTGATCCATGACATGCTCCCTTCCATGGAACCAACACACTACACCAACAATCACACACCTCAACCCACATCAGCCATCCATCTCAAAGAATTGTCACATTTACAAGGATTCGACCAAACGTGTCACAAAAGCCTATCCACCGCTCCCATGGCTTCTGTTGTCCTCCGTCTGCCTCTGTGTCATTTGCCAGGGACTGCGAAATAAGCGGATAAAGCGAATAAAGATTCGTTTCGCGCAAGCTCCAACCCCTAAGAGAGGAAAACGAATTGGCAATACGGAGATGGGGATATTCCGGATGGGAATGGCACGAGTGGGGGTTATCTAGGGACTCCAGTAG